CGCAACTTCGTTGATGATAGTTTCAAAGTCAATGACTTCATCTTCGCCGTCTACATATTTTTCAGCATCCCTACTAGTCAATGCTCTGGGATAATTTTCTAAATACTTTTGAAAATGTTTTTTGCGAATCTTGCGTAGTTGTATATTAAGATAATTTAATACTGCTTCAATTTCTTGTAGCTGATTAAACCTGTGTTCAGTTAAGCCAGGCAAGCCAGCAATATTCTTTTCTAGATTGCCTTTAACTCCACAATCAAATTTGGCTTCTACCAACTCATCTTCATAATAATTAATGAATGCAGGTATGTTACCAAGATCCGCAACGACACGATTGTACCACATTATTCTTCGTAATCATCTGGTTCAAAACTATCTTCCATGTCTCCGGCATATTCTTCCAAACTACGTTTGGTATATGCGTCGGTACCACCAAATTCTTTTAATTCAACATCACCTAGTACATCTACTAGAATGCTCATTAAATTATCGGCAGCTTCTTGCCTATCTTTTTGTGGAATATATTGTTTAAGTGTTTGATAGGTTTCACTTAAGACTTCTACGTCAATACTCATTCTGTTGTTTCCTCTTCTACGGATTGTGGTGTTGCTATAGTTGATTTATCAAACTTATGCGGATTATCTGTAATATCTTTCATTACAGTATCCAAACATCCGTCATCATTGCGTTCCCATGCTTTACGGAATTTCTTGATAACTTCGCCATCAGCTGTTGTATATAGCAAACTATTGCCTTCCTTTTTAAGAAGTTCTTTGCCTTCGATTAAATCAACAAGTCCCGAATAAGGATTCATACCTGTTTCATATGGGATCTTAACCTGTACTGATTCAAAGGGTTTAGCGTAGCGTGTCTTCATAATCTTACAAGCGGCACGGATACCTTTTACTTCCGAAATCTTGTTACCATCTTCATCTTCTTTCAACTTCAACTTACGCATAGCAACAACAATACTGCTGGCGTAGATAAAGCCCTGTCCGCCTGAAATCTTGTCGTCTGGATCAAACATATCTTGTGAAGCGTATGTATGATTAGTTGCAACTAGACCTAAGTTTAAATCACCGAACATGTTAACACAGTTACGGACTAATGCAGTCAATGCCTTAGGTTTGCGACCCATGTCTCCTTTTAAGTCGCCTGCTGTAAATTGATTAACGTCTGTAGGTGTTAGCAACATACCTAAACTGTCTAGTACAAACAACACTTTAGGACGGCTGTCTTCTGGCAGTGTTTTGTATTCTTTAATAAACTCCGAAATCATTTTAGCTACATCATCGATCATAGCCATGTTAAGTTTTAGCAACTTATCTTCACTGGTATCTACTCCCAATGCATGTAGCCATGCTTCGTCAAGTGCGTTTTCTGTATCAATAAGAATAGGATAGATACCCTGTGCTTGTGCGTTCTTGACTAAGTTACCCGAACAGATAAATGATTTGCCTGCACCTGATTCTCCAGCAAATACAGTGACCTTGCCCATTGGAATACCTTTATTAAAGTCTCCAGAGATCAAATAGTTTAGTGCATAGTTGTTGGTTGAGATCCAGTCTGTGGGATCGTTAAAGCCAACGCTGATACCGTCTATTGCTTTAGTAATGCTTTTGCGAAATTTGCTTACGTCGAATGGTTTAGCCATGATTGTTTTCCTTTATTAAATTAAAAATGTTATCTGCGTAATGTTTATGTTGATTTGGTCCGGGATGACGACCATCTGTACCGTAGTCAATGAACTTCAATGACCCGTCGGATATATCTAGATCTCTTGTTAAATCTATATAATTTTTGCTGTTGTTAAATGCTATGTCAAATTCCATTATAGAGAATAAATTTGCTAGATATAGTTTGACATTCATTTTTTGACAAAAGTTTATCACTTGTAATATATTCCTGATAGCATATAACACCTGTGTTTGGCTATCGAAATAGTCTAAGTTCCAATATTGTTTTTCTTTAGCAATATCTTGTAAGTATCCTGCACCAGTGAAACTTTTAAAATTCCAATCCTCAGCAATTTCTAATCTGGCAATGTTAGTTAACCCCCAAACAACAATGTCCCCTTCTCTGATATCCGACCGTAGGATTTGATCAGCAGACCAAAAAATAGACGATCCTTTTTGAGATAAAGATATTTCCGGTAAATTCAAATTATTAGATAACTGAGTTCCCCATCTATCTTTGAAATCTACACCCAATCCCTCAGTAATAGAACATCCAACAGTCCATAGTACAGGGTTATCGGCAGAACGACAATGTTTTAAATAGTTAAATTCCTTGTCCCATTTAAAATTTTTAGTTTTGTGACGGTGGTGTATTAACCCGTTGAGCAACAATCTATAGATGTGTTTATCTCCATCAAATTCTAAATTAACTACGACAAGTTCTTTGGCATTCTCGAATACCGATTTAAAATTGTATTTTATATCTTGTATACTGGTATGGCAATCAATCAACTCATCCGAACTTATTACTTTTTTATAATTTGATGTGTCCAACAACAATACTTCATTGTCAACATAATCATAATCAACTGTTGATATGTATAATTTATTAATGGCCATTGCTGTATAAATCTTTAAAAATTATGCGGCTATCCAAATTACGTCTTTGGTCCATGATTTTTATTTGTTCAAAAGAGTCCAATAGCTTTTTATCAATTGGTAACTCTAAATATTGTAACATGTTTCTATAACTGTTTTCAAGTAAAAATTTTGGGCTTTCGTTAATTCTTTCTTTGAGTATTTCTTTAACTGAGTATAACACATTGTCTGGCAAATGTCTAATATTTAGATAACCAGGAGACAACAGCGGGCCAATGACAAAACTATTATTATGAAATCCCAACCCTTTCAAAAAATCTATACAATCAAATATGCTTCGATAGTTTAATAAAAAATGCAACATATTGAATGATATTTTATGATTGAGTTTATTAATGATATTTAGATTATCCAAGAAATCGTTCCAAGTACCACCATATCGTATGTATTCATATTCTTCGTTCATCGACTCAACACTTACTGTCCAATGTACATTTTTGAATTCACAAATCAAATCAAATATACGAGTATCTACTTTGCTAAGATTGGTATTGATTCGAAGATTAACTGCGGGATTTTTTTCTTTGAGCAATAACAATAAATCTAAATTTTCCTTCATTAGCAAAGGTTCGCCACCAGCCATATAAACGTGTTTAAGTTGAGTTACGTTATCAAATATATAATTTTTAAATTTTTCTATTCGTTGTTCCTGTGGCGTTTTGATTCTAATGTTTAGTTCGCTGGCCCACTTACTGCTAAATTCTGAATTACAATAAACACAAGCAAAATTGCAAAGATTACTCCAACGAACATCAATGGTATGTAAATTAAAATTATCTTTACTATTATAAGTGTCAAGATTAACCGATTTTAATTCCTTAAGATAAAATACTCTATCACTGATAATATCAAGTTGGTTCTTTTCTTTTTCTAAATCATAACACGGACTGCAACTAGACACAGATTGCTTTGATAACATCTTTGATCTGTTGTCAATGTTTGTTGCCCCGTTTAAAATTTCAACTATGTCAGTATCTTGTATGTTACCGAGTTCTCCAGAACTTCTGATACAGTTTTTAACTTTACCGTCGAAGTTATACATTAACCCAGTCCAAGGCATAGGACAAAATGCACGGTTAGTTAAATAATCTTTTGGATTCATATACGAGATGGGACTAACGATATATCCGGAATTTCTAATGTAGGAGACGATAAATTTATTATATCTACCAGAGTTTGTGCCCAGTTGTTGACATCAGCACTGGGAGGTACAGTTTTGTTTAGACTGGTTGCGATATCCCCAGGTCGAACTAACATAATATTAGGACTGGTTTTATGCCTTCTGATTTGTTTAACTGATTCTTCTAAAGCAACTTTTTGTATCCTGTATAAGTCCATATCTAAGCCGGGCAGCGGAGACACAGGACTTTGTGTCATTTGTGTACTAATTACAATAATTTTTTTATTAGTATCTTGCCAGTGTTTGGCTACTTCAAACAACAATTCTGTTTGTGCAAATCCAGCTTGGGCATTATTAATAAACATATCACAAGGAACAATCATGTCTGTTACCTTAGGTATGGATCTAATATTATACCCGTTTCTTCTACTAAGTCCTATAATTTCATGGCCTTGACTTTGATATATACTTGCTAACGCCTGTCCTATGCCTGCACTATGTCCTGTAATTGCTATTTTCATAATATGCCTCGCAATTTGTTTTGTTCTTTAAGAAATTTATCGAGTTCAAATTGATTATCAATATCAACAGCTACTTGTCCCGGTATTAAATCTTTGAATGGTACTGTCATTGAATTTGAATATTTGACGTTTAATACTTTTGGTGTATGTAGCAATGCGTATGAATGATCAAGATTATTTTCTTTTACAAATTTAAGAATGTTGGGCAAATCCCCTAAGTTCAATGCACTGATAGTGGTCCACGTATTTAAATTTTGTACACCCATATTTTTATACACCATCAAATTATCATAGAATTTATCCCATTTAATCGGCCACCTAACAAAATCGTGTACACCATCAATCCCATCTAAACTAACCGTAATTGTGACATGAATTCCGCGTTCTATTAGATTTCGAATTTCAGGAATTATTAAAGAACAGTTGGTATTAATTCGAATACTTTGCACTGAATCAGGAATATTTTGTAGTAGGTAACGATAATTTTTACTGGCACTGGGTTCTCCGCCACTAACATCTAAGTGTACTACTCTGTGTAATGGCAAATTCCAAAATTTATTACTATTGTCTAAAATTTCATAGTTCTTAGATTTCAAACTACCAATTTTTGTGCTGTGCGTTTCACTGCAAGTAAAACAGGCACTGTTGCACACATTGTCTAGAACTCCGCCCACAATTAAATAGTCTTGTATTGTTTGTTTTTTATCAAATTCTATAGCATTAAGCCTAATACTTTCACTATTAACTTGTTCTGTTTGTTGACAACGAATACACTCTGCGGGAAATATACCTTTAGTAAAATCTAATTTAGCATTTTTTAACCAGTCACTGTCATCCATGTCCTGCAATGTAGCAAATCTTGGATGTCCTGTCATATGTCCACAACGACTTACGGTGCCGTCATTATTAATTCTCACAAAATGATCTAGTCTAGGACAGTGCATAGTCTTTTATTTCTTTCAATAACTTCTTTATAAAGATCGTAGTGGTGACCTCGTATACGAGCCACTACCGTTGAAAAATGCTCACACTTGCCTATATACCATTCAAACAATATCTTGTCTAATTGTAGATAGTAGTGCAACTTAGCATTATCCTTAAAATAGTCAATCAACGTTGGATCACGTGAGATAATGTTAAATGTATGCTCTGTAGCTGTTTGTAGTTCTTCCATGGGTCTAAAATACAGCCAAGCATCTGTGTATCTGGCTAGGTTAGCAACCCAATGAAATTGTAGTGCAAAATGTCTGTTGAGAAACAAATATTCATTGACCATTTTTAATACAGTCTGTCGATCATAACCAGGGCCTAAATGACGAAGATATGTTTGCACTCCCGACACATAACGATCATAAGGATCTCTGATATATATTTCAATTGTTGAAAGTTTTCTTATTTCGTCATGACTTAACTGTCTATATCCTTTGGCCGCAAGACTTGACGATCCGTTTTTGAAAATAGGATATACATAACGATCAACGTCAATTTCATAAACTACACATTGATCAGGAAATAGGATAGGGTCTAGATATGATAGCATGATGTAAGAGTAGGGGACCGTCTCCCCTACATGACACAAGCAAGTAATTAAATTACTTCTGACGGTTACGAATCATTGCTAAAATATCTTCTGCACGTTGGCTCGAAGGTTTAGCGGCAGCAACTGGTGCTGCGGGTTCATCGGTATCAAACGGAGCATCGTCATCTTCCGCTACTACTGGTGCAGGTGCTACTTTAGCAACTGGTGCAGGAGCAGGTGCTGCCTTAGCAGTGTTATCTGCTGCCGCAGGTGCTGCCATACCAGCTGGTTTGTAGTACTGACCCCAACGTTCCATGTCATATGCTTCGCCGTCTACTGACGCTTCAAACATTTCTTTGATGATTTTCAATTCAGCTTCGCTGGGCTTCTTAGGCAAAAAGTCTGCCAAGTTATACAAGCCGTATTTTTCAACTGCTTCAAGTTCTGCTGTAGTTAATGCAGATTCTTTACGTGCCCATGTGCTGGTGCTGTAGTCGGCATAGCCGCCTTTACTAGTTTTCTTAATAGTAAAGTCTAAACCACCTTCGTAGTCTACAGGCAAGTTTTCCAATTCTGGATCCATCAACGCATTTTTAACCAAGTTAAAAATTTGTGGGCTGATAATAAAACGACGAATTGGATTCTCTGGAGTTTTGTCATCGCTCAAAGGATT